TGCAGCAGCTACAAAAAAACTAGCCATCTTTGATGCGTTTGAAATATTAAATCGTATTGATGCAGAAGAAGAGGCTTTAAACAGTGTTAATAAAACTAGTACCAACCAAGGGTTTGCAGAAAGAAGATCGAAATAGTTTATATAAAGTTGTACAAGATGTTGTACCAAAAACAGCTATGGCTAAGAAAAATAAAGCCAAAAACTGGCAGTATGGTTACAATGAAAAGTATGACATTGTAGTTATTTCTAAAGATGGAACACTAGGTGACATATATGAAGTTCAAGGGTTAAAAATAGGACTACCTAAAACACCATCTAAGTTTTATTCTAATAAAGAAAAATGTTGGCAGCCTTTTGAGTATCCTAAAGCACTATCTAAAATAAAGTCTATATTTCAATGGAATGAAATGCCGTCTGCATTTAAAGATGCTTGGGTAAATTATATAGAGCAAGAGTTTGATAGAAGAGAAGAAGGTTTTTGGTTTAACAATAACAATGTGCCTATCTACATTACAGGTACTCATTATTGCTATTTGCAATGGACTAAAATTGATGTAGGACATCCTGAATTTAGAGAAGCTAATAGAATATTCTTTTTGTTTTGGGAAGCTTGTAAAGCAGATAAAAGAAGTTTTGGAATGTGTTACTTAAAAATAAGACGTTCTGGATTTTCATTTATGGGTTCAGCAGAAACAGTTAATACAGCTACTATATCTAAAGATGCAAGAATAGGTGTTCTATCTAAAACGGGTACTGATGCCAAGAAAATGTTTACAGATAAAATAGTTCCTATATCTAATAATTATCCGTTCTTTTTTAAACCTATTCAAGATGGTATGGATAAACCAAAGACAGAATTATCGTATCGTGTTCCTGCTAGTAAGATTACTAAGCGTAATATGTATCTATCTGATAATCAAGAACTTGAAGGATTAGATACCACTATAGATTGGCGTAATACTTCTGATAACTCTTATGATGGTGAGAAACTACAACTACTTATACACGATGAAAGTGGTAAGTGGGAAAAGCCTGAGAACATACTTAATAACTGGCGTGTAACAAAAACTTGTTTGAGATTAGGTAGTAAAATTATTGGCAAATGTATGATGGGCTCTACATCAAATGCACTAGATAAAGGAGGTAATAATTTTAAAAAACTATACTATGATTCTGATGTAAAAAACAGAAACGCTAATGGTCAAACTAAATCTGGTCTATATTCTTTATTTATTCCTATGGAATGGAATTTTGAAGGTTATTTAGATAAATATGGTATGCCTGTTTTAAATACTCCAGATAGACCTATTGAAGGAAACGATGGAGAGTATATTACTACAGGATCTATTAATTATTGGGAAAATGAAGTAGAATCTTTAAAAAATGATGCTGATGCGCTTAATGAATTTTATCGTCAATTTCCTAGAACAGAGTCTCACGCATTTAGAGATGAAAGTAAACAATCGTTATTTAACTTAACTAAATTATACCAACAAATAGATTATAATGATGGTTTAATTAAAGCAAGATATTTAACACGAGGTAGTTTCTTTTGGGAAAATGGTGTTCAAGATTCTAAAGTAATATGGAGTCCAAATAAAAATGGAAGATTTTTAGTTACTTGGCTTCCTAAACAACAATTACAAAACAGGAAAGAACAAAGAAACGGAAGGTATTATCCTGGTAATGAACACCTTGGTTCTTTTGGTTGTGATAGTTATGACATCTCTGGAACAGTAGGAGGAAAAGGATCTAATGGAGCTTTACACGGAATGACCAAGTTCCATATGGATGATGCTCCAACCAATGAGTTTTTTCTAGAATATGTAGCCAGGCCACAAACAGCAGAGATATTTTTTGAAGAAGTATTGATGGCTTGTATATTTTATGGTATGCCTATACTTTGTGAAAATAACAAACCTAGACTATTATACCATTTTAAAAACAGAGGTTATCGTGGATATTGTATGAACAGACCTGATAAACAATTTAACAAACTATCTAAAACAGAAAAAGAGCTAGGTGGTATTCCTAATACTTCAGAAGATGTAAAACAATCTCACGCTTCAGCTATTGAATCTTACATAGAAAAATATGTTGGTTTAGATTTATCAGAACAGTTTAGACCAATGGATGAAATGGGTTCAATGTACTTTACAAGAACCTTAGAAGATTGGGCTCGTTTTGATATTAATAAAAGAACTAAATTTGATGCTACAATTAGCTCAGGACTAGCTATTATGGCCAATCAAAAACATTTATATACTCCTGTCAAAAAAGAGTCAAAAATAAGCATTAACTTTGCAAGATATGCTAATAAGGGGAATTTAAGCGAATTACTAAAATAAATGAAAGACGTTGAGATATTACTAAACCCCGCAGGTTTTCCAAATCAATTTGCCACTGATGCTGAAAAAGCAACAATGGAGTATGGATTACAGGTAGGTCAGGCCATTCAGTATGAGTGGTTTAGAAAAGGTGGAGGTAGCTGTAGATACTATAGTCAGCTCCAATCTTTTAATCAATTAAGAAGATATGCAAGAGGTGAGCAATCAGTAGCTAAATACAAAAATGAATTAGCTATTGATGGTGACTTATCTTATTTAAATTTGGATTGGACTCCAGTTCCCATCCTTCCTAAGTTTGTAGACATTGTTGTCAATGGAATGTCTAACAGATTATTCCACGTAAAAGCATATGCTCAAGATGCTTTATCAAGTGAACACAGAAACAAATACCAGAAGTTAGTTGAAAGAGATATGCTTAATAAAGATATCTTTAGTGACTTCCAAGAGTCTTTTGGTATCAACCCATTTATGACAGATGTAGAAGACCTTCCAGAAAATGATGAAGAACTTCAACTACATATGCAACTAAAATATAAGCCATCTATTGAAGTGGCAGAAGAAGAAGCTATTAATACCATACTAGATGAAAATCACTACTTAGATGTAAAAAGAAGAGTAGATTATGATATGACTGTTTTGGGTGTGGGTATGGCTAAACACCAGTTTTTACCAGGCAGTGGTATCCAGGTAGATTATGTTGATCCAGCCAACGTAGTGTATAGTTATACAGAGGACCCACATTTTAAAGATTGTTTTTATTGGGGTGAGATTAAAACAATGCCAATTGCAGAGCTTATTAAGATTGACCCTGATTTAACTAACGAAGACTTAAAAAAGATATCTCAATATAGTCAAGGTTGGTATGATTATTACAATATCAATAGGTTTTATGAAAACAGTTTGTTTTATAAAGACACTGCTACATTGTTATATTTTAATTACAAAACCACTAAAAAGTTTGTATATAAGAAAAAGATGTTAGAAGGTGGTGGAGAAAGAATTATTGAAAAAGACGATAGTTTCAATCCACCAGAAGAAATGATGAAGGAGGGTAAGTTTGAGAGAGTAGAAAAAACTATTGAGGTTTGGTATGAAGGTATTATGGTAGCTGGCTCCAACATTATGTTAAAGTGGGAGATGGCTAAGAATATGGTTCGACCTAAGTCAGCATCTCAACACGCAATGCCTAATTATGTGGCTTGTGCTCCAAGAATGTATAAAGGAAACATAGAATCTTTAGTAAGAAGAATGATTCCTTTTGCAGACCAAATACAAATTACACACTTAAAACTACAACAAGTAGTAGCTAAAATGGTTCCAGATGGTGTATTTATAGACGCTGATGGATTAAATGAAGTAGACTTAGGTACTGGTCAAGCCTATAATCCTGAAGATGCTCTAAGGCTTTATTTCCAAACAGGTAGTGTAGTAGGTAGAAGTTATACTCAAGATGGTGAGTTTAACAATGCTAGAGTTCCTATACAACAACTTAATACTAGTAGTGGTCAGTCTAAAATGGCTGCGCTTATTGGAAACTACAATCATTATCTAGGAATGATTAGAGCAGTAACTGGACTAAATGAAGCTAGAGACGGTTCTACTCCAGATCCAAACGCATTAGTAGGTGTTCAAAAATTAGCAGCACTAAACTCTAATACAGCTACAAGACATATATTAGAAGGAAGTTTATATATAAGTAGAACTATTGCTGAAGGGTTATCACTAAGAATAGCCGACTTACTAGAGTTTGCTCCATTCAAAGAAGAGTTTGCTAATCAAATAGGAAAGTACAATGTAGATAGAATAGAAGATATTAAAGACTTATATCTATATGACTTTGGAATATTTATTGAAGTAGCTCCAGATGAGGAGGAAAAAGCAATGCTAGAGCAGAATATTCAAATGGCTTTATCGAAAAACGATATTAATTTAGAAGATGCTATTGATATTAGAGAAGTAAGAAATCTTAAGATGGCTAATCAGTTATTGAAACTGAAAAGAAAAAGAAAACAAGATGCTGATAGAGAAGCTGCTGCTTTACAACAACAGATGACTGCGCAAACACAGTTCCAGTCTCAGCAAATATCTGCTCAAGCAGCACAACAAAAAATACAGCTAGAGGGTGAGATGAAAATGAGAGAAAAACAAGCAGAGGTAGCCTTTGAGATAGAGAAGTTGAAAAATGAAGCAGCTCTTAAACAACAGTTAATGACATATGAGTTCCAACTTAATATGCAATTAAAAGGTGTTGAAGAAAGTCAGATAAACAAAAGGGAAGAAAATAGAGAGAAAGCAAAGTCTGATAGAATAAGTCAACAAAATACGGAGCAGTCTCAATTAATTAATCAGAGGAAAAAAGATTTACCTCCAATTAATTTTGAGTCCAAAGAAGATAGTTTAGATGGGTTCGATTTAGCAGAGTTTGAACCTAGATAAAATAAATAAAATAATTAGTAACTTTGCATAATAAAATCAAATCAAATGGAAATTAAAGTAAAAGAGTATGATGCTGGACCGCAAAAGTCTAAGGCACAGGTAGAAGAAGAATTATTACAAAAGCACGAAGCCGAAGTAAACGGTGAAACTGCAGAAGAAACTAAGGTAGAAGCAGTTAAGGTAGAAGCAACTGGACAAACAGAAGAACCTACTAAAACTGAAGAAACTGTAAAAGAAGAACCCGTTGTGGAAGAAAAGCCACAAATGGGGGAACAAGAAGTTCTTTCATTTATTAGGGAAAAGTATAGTAAGGAAGTAGAGTCTATTGATGACTTATTTACTAAAAGAGAGCAAGAAGAGTTGCCAGCAGATGTAGCTACTTACTTACAATACAAAAAAGACACTGGTCGAGGATTTGAAGATTTTGCTAAAATTAGTAGAGATTATAGTAAAGAAAGTCCTGACCAAGTATTATCTATGTATTACGCAGAGATGGAAGAGGGTTTAGATAGGGATGAAATAGACTATCTACTTAACTCTAAGTTTGGAACTGATCCAGAAGTGGATTCAGAAGATGACATTAAAAAGAAAAACATAGATAAGAAAAAAGAGCTTGCGAAGGCTTTGAAATACTTTGAAAGTCAAAAAGAAAAATACAAAGTTCCTGTTGAGTCAATGGGCACTAAAATTTCTGATGAAGACCAACAAATGTTAAAAGCCTATCAAGAACAAATGGAGAAATCCAAGGAAGCTCAAAGCTTAGCCCAAAAGCGAGCAGAGAGCTTTCAGGAGAACACCAATAAATTGTTTACTGAAGAATTTAAAGGTTTTAAGTTTAACATCAGTGATAAAGAATATGTTTATTCTCCTGGCGATTTCAACGAACTGAAGAAGTCTCAATCTGACATTATGAACTTTATATCAAAGTTTACTAATGATCAAGGAGAGATATCTGATGTAGTTGGATATCACAAGTCATTAGCTATGGCAATGAATCCTGAAAAGTTCGCAAAGTATTTTTACGAGCAAGGGGTGGCATCAGCGGTTAATGAGTCTGCTAAAAAATCTAAAAATATAAATTTAGATATGAGGCAAACTCCGCAAGTGACATCAAAACAAGGATTTACTGTTAAAGCTACGACTCCCTCGTCTAGGCGAGGATTGACAATTAGGTCACCCAAAAATAAATAAGTTAAACATTAAAAATAAAAAACAATGAGTTTAAATATACCAGGGTTTGCTCTACAGCCAAGTGCTACTAGAGTTGCAACCCCTACTAATTACTTGACAAGTTTTGATTTTTTGAATCAATACTTGCCAGACACCTATGAAAAGGAGTTTGAAAGATATGGTAATAGAACTATTTCTTCATTCCTTAGAATGGTGGGTGCTGAGATGCCTTCTAACTCTGACCTTATTAAATGGGCAGAACAAGGTAGATTGCACATTAAATATACAGACGTAAAAACAAGTGCGGCTGCAGGTACTGGTAATGTTACTTTTGAAGTAGACGATGTATTGATTCCTGCTAATCAAGTTTTTGACGCTGCAACACCTTCTAAAATAGGCATTAGAATAGGTCAAACTGTAATGATATCTGGAAATGCTGGTTTTTCTGGTATTTCTAATAAAGGTATTGTAACTGCAGTTCCTACTGCTGATACTTTTACAG